GGTGGTATCACTATTTGGGGAACACCTGTTATCACTGCTTCTTGGGTAGCTGATGACAAAGTGTTAATCTTAGATAACAATTTCTTTGAGCGTGTTGAAGTTGAAGGTTTAGCTATTGAGTTCTCTTATGAGAATGCAAGTAACTTCCAACAAAACATGGTTACTGCTCGTATCGAGTGTTATGAGGACATTAACTTAATGCAACCAACTTCAGCTATTTTTGCTGACTTAGGTAACGTTTAATTAAGTTTTACTTATAAAATTGCCCTCACCTTAATTGGTGGGGGTTTTTTATTTATATTATTGTAAATTTGTAAAAAAGGGAATATGTATAATTTCTTAATAGATTACACTCAAGTAGATTTAGGCACAATTACAGAGCCTGTAACAGTTGCAGAGGCTAAACAATATTGCCGTGTTGACAACAATGTCGAAGATGCTTTGTTTGCTGAATTAATAACTCAATCAAGACAAGCAGTAGAAAAGGCTGCTAATATCAGCATAACACCTAAGACGGTTACTTTGTGGTTTACTAACCAAGCTGGGAACTATCAATTACCATTTGGACCAGTGAATACATTTACAAGTCTAACGGACGAAAACGGTAATGTATTAGGGTCTAACGTTTACAACTTAGTAGGCGGTCAGAATCCTAGCTTACAACGTCCTATTTGGGCGAATTTAAAGGCTATCTATACTACGGGTATGTCAACAGTACCTAAGGAAATTAAGATTGCTATATTAGACCAAATTAACTACGGTTACGAGAATAGAGGAATGGACGTTGACGATATGGGTATTTGTGAGAAAACTTGGCGAGTGTGTCAACGATGGACTAGATTATCCCCAATATTATAATATGAGAATAGGTTTACATAAAGACAATTACGTTGACGCTAACTCTATGACTAGAATAGTTGACGTTTATGCTCCGACTAGGACTAGCGACGGCGAAGGTGGTTTTACGACTACATTTGCTAAGGTGGCAACCGTATGGGGTGATTATAGACCGCAACCTCAAAATAGAGCAATACAAGAAAGCCAACTATCATTTAACAGATTTGCTAAAATGTTTCTGCGTTATGATTTGACTATCACTGACAATTACCAATTAGAGGTTGAGGGTCAACGATTTACAATACATTCTATTAAGGACGTAGATAACGCTCATAGATTTTGGGAAATTGAAATGTTTGCTTAATGCCTAGTATTACTTTAGACATAAAGGGAATTAACGAAACACTAGCTAAGTTTAACAAATTAGAAAGCAACGTTAAATCTGGTATTAAAAATGAAGTATCTGCTTCTATATTAAATATTTATTCGGATGCTAAGAAATTAGCACCTGTAAACTTAGGCACATTAAGAAAATCAATGTTTAAAGAGGAAGTTTCCAAATCGGAAAACGAATTTATGTTTACCGTTGGTGCAAAGGCTTCGTATGCTCCTTATGTTGAATTTGGAACGGGCGGTAAGGTTTCAATACCTAGCGGATATGCTGACTATGCAATGCAGTTTAAAAACAATAAAGGTGGCAAGTTTATAGATATGGTTAAGGCTTTAGCAGAATGGGTAGCTAAAAAAGGAATAACAGGAACTTATAGCATTAAAACGCAAAGAAGAACGGGAGGGAAATCTAGCCAAAATAAACAAAATATGTCTGCTGCTTATGCAATAGCAATAAGTATATTAAGAAAAGGATTAAGACCTCAACCGTTTTTAATACCTGCATTTGAAAGCGAAAAGCCTAAATTAATTAATAGAATAGAAAAAGTAATAAAAAATGCTAAATCCTAACATTGAAATAAAGAAATGGTTTATAACTAACATTGCTTCGGCTACTGCATTACCTGTTTACGACGGTATGGTTCCAGATAATGACTTAAGCGAATATATTGTTTTAGACGGTAGAACTTCTAGTCAAGAACAAGGCAAAAATGGTTATACAAACTCTAATACCATAATTGTTGACATTGTTACAAAAAATGCTAACTTTGGCTATAAACGTTCGGAAACTATATCTAATTTGATATTAACTGCGATAAATTCCGATACTAAAATAACATTGCCTAGCGGTTGGACTTCAACCAGTATGTATGTAGATAGTATCAAGAATTTAGACGGCTTAAACCCTTTAGATAACGTATTTAGAACATTAATAACATATAATTTAACAATAACTCAAATTTAATAAAATGGCAGAAACTAAAGTATCAGCTAGGGATTATATCCTATTAGCAGACATAGACGGCAACGGAACATTCAGTCCAGTTGCTTGTCTAACTTCAAACACTTTTACGTCTTCAAATAACGTAATCGATGCAACTTCAAAATGTGGAGATCAATTTCAACCTGGTCCTTCATTTACACAATCTTTTAAAGGAGACGGTTTCGCAATAGATGAAACAGGAACTCCTAGTAAAGATTCTTACCAACAATTATATGCTGCACACGCTGCTAAGACAATCTTCGCAATGAAGATGGGTAAGGCGGTTCCAACCTCTGGAGACATTGTTTATAGCGGAACTGTATTTGTATCTTCATTTGACGTAAACGCTGCTGATAAAGACGACGTAAAGTTTTCTGCTACATTCACAGTTGCTTTACCTCCATTGACACAAACTGAAACAGCATAATAAAAAACAACAACTATGTTCCAATTAAAAGTAAACAACAAAACAATTAACTTAAAATGGGGTACTTGGTCAATGCGTGAATTTTGCACAGAGCAGAACATAACAATAGACAAGTATTTTGAATTATTAGGTAACACACACTTAAACTTAGATATCATTGTAAAAATGTTTTACATTGGTTATAAGTCCGCTTGTATTAGCAATAAGGAAGCGGTAGAATATACTGAGTTAGATATATGTGATTGGATAGATGATTTAGGCGGTATTTTTAATTCTGAAGGGCAATTTATTGAATACGTTAAGTATATCGTTTCACAAACGGTTACAACTGTTCAAGGGACTGCTGTAAAGGAAGAAAAAAAAAAGTCTAACAAAACTAAGTTGGGATGATATTTTAGTGAAGGCTGCTGAATGTAATATACGCCCAAGCGAATTTTGGGAAATGACTTGGAAGGACTTTTCCATTATTATAATGGGGAACGAAAAGAGGGAGTTAAACGAATGGGCGAGGACTAGAAACCTCGCCTATATTATATACTTAAGTAACAGTGCTGACCCTTCGCCTAAAAGTATAAAAGCGTTTTGGCACATACCAGCGATTGACGACGCAGAAGAAGAAGAAGAAAGAGTGTTAATTTCGGATGAAGAACTGACTAGGACTTTAAAATTGTATGGAGTAAATTAATAAAAGATGACGAACGAGAATTTACAGATTAATATTGGTGCAAATACACAAGATTTACAAGCAGGACTTAATCAGGCATCGCAATCTATTAGTAATTTTTCTAGCCAATTAAGTAAAGCAGGGAAACCAACCGCAGACGCTACACGAGCATTAGTTGACTTATCTAGGGTAGCACAGGATGCCCCCTATGGGTTTATGGGTATTGCGAATAACCTTAACCCAATGTTGGAATCGTTCCAACGTTTACAAAAGGAATCAGGAAGTACAGGTGCAGCATTAAAAGCAATGGTTTCTGGATTAATGGGTCCAGCTGGTCTTGGTGTTGCATTGGGTGTTGTATCTTCATTAATAGTTGCATTTGGTAGCGATATTGCAGATTTCTTTAGTAAGTTATCTAGCGGATCAGCTACTTTACAAGAAACAAACAAAGCATTTCACGAATCAAAAGACGCATTTACTAAGGCTTATGTAGAAATGGAAAACTTGGGTACTTCATTTGAAGCATTCCATAATAATACAAAGTCTAAGAAATCAGTATTAGATGAATATAACAATACATTAGGTAAGGTTTACGGAAGTACAAAAGATATTGGCGAGGCGGAAAAATTATACATTGCAAACTCTGACGCATATATTAAAGCTGCGTTATATCGTGCTGCTGCACAAATAGCATTACAAAAGGCTGCTGAACAAGCATTTAAACAACAAGAATTAGCTGCTAACCCTAAGGGTGCTGGTGGTACTGATTTAGGAGGTTCTATTGGTGCTTCTTTGTTATCTAAGTTTGTTGGTGTTGAAGTTATGAGTACTCAACAAGCTGCTGCGTTTGAAAATGCAACCAATAAAGCTAAAGGCTTAGAAAAGAGCTTTTTAGATATATCTAAGACCTTTAATGGTATGGTTGAATCTACAAATGCGTCTGCTCAAAAGTCAGTTTTATTTGGCAAAGAAACTACCACTAAAAAAGGAAACATTGATAACTTAAAAGAGGAATCTTCGGAAATACAAAGATTAGCTAAAGAATATAACGAATTAACAAGACCTTCAAAAGCAGAAAGAAGACGTGCTACTATCGTAGAAAGAGAATTACCTAAAGAAGAAGATGTAACCAAAAAGAAGTACGATAAAGGACTTTCTATGGAGATAAAACTTTATGAGGCTAACGTTGCTAAATTAGATAAACAATTAGCAACTGCAAGATCAAATGCAGAGGACTTTGCACAAAGTCTTTCAGGTAGTTTGACAAACGGAATAATGGGTATGTGGGATGCGTTAGAAAGAGGAGATAGTGTTTTAGAAGCGTTCGGTAATTTTATTAAAGATTTAGTTAAGCAATTAGCTGCTGCGGTTATTCAAGCTATATTATTCAAGGCTATTATGTCTGCTCTACCATTTGGTGGTGCTGCTGCTGGCGGTGGCGGTGGAATGGGTGTTATTGGAGGTCTTGGCGGTTTATTAGGATTTGCAGATGGTGGTATCGTATCGCAGCCAACAGTTGCAATGGTAGGAGAAGGAGGACAAAGTGAAGCTATTATGCCATTAAATAAATTGGGTAATATGATGAATAGCACTTTTAACGCAGGTGCAATGAGCGGACAAGGTGGCGGAGGAAATGGGCAATTTGTATTAAAAGGCAACGATTTAGTCTTAGCTTTGCAAAGGTCAAACTATTCTCTTAACCTAAGACGTGGTGCATAATGGCATACAACAATAAATACAAAATAACGGTAGCTACTCAATCGGGTGCTATTTCATACTTATACTTATTAGAAGACGGCTACGCTGGTAGTCTAATTGAATATCCAGGTGTTAGCATTCAATTACAATATATTCCAAGAAGCGACGATTTATACGAAGCTATAATATCAAGTCAATTAAGTGTGGTTATCGATGTAACTGATAATGTTGCAAATATGCCTGACTTTACAACACTTAACGATAGAAAGTATTTAGTAAAATTATTTAGCGGAACAGATTTACAATGGCAAGGTTGGTCGATTAGTGATAGCGTTTCTTTTTCTTTTACTACTGGTAGAAGGGATTTAAGCTTCAATGCTATCGACGGATTGGGTATGTTGGAAAATATAGCTTACTCATTTCCATCAGATTATACTTTAGTAGATTTAACTACTTGTTTAAATTATGTGTTAAATTCTTTGGCACAAATACAGTTTCCTACTTCTTTAAATGTTATAAGTGGTATTAGCTTTTATGCAAGTGGGATGACAAATAGGACAACAAGTTCAAGTGCTGAACCATTAAAACAATCTTATATTAATACAGCAAGTTTTGTAAATGATAGTAATATCCCTGATAATTGCTTAGGAGTATTAACTAAAATTGTTTCAGGATTTGGCGGTAAATTATTTCAAGCATACGGTAAATGGTATATTGTATCGTTTACTCAATTTGCTCAAAGTTCTTATTACTTTACAGAATACAATCCAAGTGCAACAGTAGTTGCAAGTGGAACAAAGTCTTTATCAAGTGTTATACAAGGATTTACTGGTAACACAAGCGGTCTTTTCTTTGTAGATAATAGCCAATACAAAATAATCAGAAAGGGTTATAATAAAATAAACTTTGCTAAGACGGTAGAAACACCAAGAAATTATTTTACTAATTGGGATTTAAAAAAATACACAATTATTAGTCCGTTGGTAAATACGGCTTTTAGTTGGACGCAAACATTCAATCCTGCATTGTCTCAAATATATGTAAAAGAATATCCTGCACAGGCTTTCAATTCTTTTATAATGGATTGCGGAGAAAGTGCAATATCAATTAAACCCATTAACTTACCTAAAATAGGTATAAATGAAATAATAAAGATATCGTTTGATGCTGCTGCTATTGGTGGTCCAGGTGCTCCAGCTGTATTTTTTATACTTAAAATAACTATAACAAATCCAGATACAGGTGCATTTTATTATTTAGATACAGAAAAGAAATGGGCTAACATATCATATCAGTATTTTACTCAATCATATACTCCAGATAACAATACAGTAAACTTTAACCTAGAAATTCCACCTGCTCCAATATCAGGTAATTTTGCTTTTGAGTTAATATTAGCTGGTAATACTGCAACTTATTGGACGGCAACAATAGGAGGGTTAGAAGTACAAAACTTCCAATTAGAGGTTGTTCCTTCGTTTAGATCATTGGTAACACAAGGATATATTAGCAATAGCAAAGACTATGTTTTAGATATAGATTTACCATTAGGATTTAATAATAGCGACGATGGGTACTATTCTTATAGAGGATTTTTAAGTAATTCAACAGGCTTAAATCTTAAGGATTGGTACAGATTTGAATATCCATTAGATATTTATAGGTCATTAAGTGAATTAGTTGTAAAGCAATATTCTAATTCATTGAATAAAAACGTTATTAATTTAGACGCTTCTGTTATGGGTATGGCTACAACTAACGGACGTTTAAGTATGGCAATGAGAATAACGGCTACCGATACAGACCCCGCACAAATTAACGTAAGTGCTAAAAAATATATTATTTCTAATTCTACATTTGACTTACCAAATAACGTAATTCAAGCTACTTTCTTAGATATTAATAACGAAAATGTAAGTAGTACAGTTGTAACAACTTATGATACTAACGCATTAACAGGACAAGTAACAGGCTTTGGTAGATTACGTTCTAATCCATACGCAACTAGAGAGGAAGCGTATGCGGCACCGTTTACTACAAACTTAGTTTATACTGCAAATCCAGGTACTCCTGCGATTGGGGATGTATTTTATGTTAATGATTATTTAGGTACTCCATTTAACGGAGCAAGTCTTTGGTGGAAAGTACAAAATGATCCTGTAACGTATAGTGCGTATAAAATTAACAGTTCTGGTATCATTCTCGAAAGTTATGGTTAAATTTGTAATATGGCAAGTAATATACAGGGTAAAAACATAATGCTTTATTATCAGGAAGCACCTTCAATAACATATCCAAGCGGACGTGATATTCCTTTTGCTTGTTCTACAAACTGTACTTTTAACGTACAAGTAGGGCAAAAAGAGGTTACAAGTCAAACTTCAGCTTGGTATAGTGAATATAAAATAGACATAGCAAGTTGGTCAATTAACTGCGACGGATTAGTAACCTTAACAGGGTTTAACTATTTGAACTTCTTAAATATTCAGCAGAACAGAACTCCAATACAAATAAAGTTCGTTATTGATAACGCTGCAGACGGATTAGTAATAATCAGCGGTACTTGTAACTTATCTAACTTTCAAATCAATGCTCCATTTAAGGACATAGGAACTTACTCAGTTAGCTTACAGGGAACGGGTGCTTATGGTACTACTGGAACAAGCGTTACTCCAGGCGGAACTATTATTATTGCGGGTGGTGCGGTTTACGAGAAAGAATATGTGGCAACAGGCGGACAAACTACAATCACTTGGACGGATATGATAGGCAAGATTTGTCTTTACGTTTCAAGGGGTGGTGCAGACGTTAGACAGATAGTAGCGAGTGGTGCAACGGGTGAGCAAGTGGCTTGGAACTCTGCGACAGGGGTATTAACGTTCCCTAGAGCATTGGCAGCAGATGAATTTGTAAGGGGTTTATTTCAATAAAAAATAATTAAGATGTCATTTCAATTACAGATAACAGGAATAGGGAATATAAGTACTTTACAAGCAGGCATTGCGTATATTAATAATGCTACTCCATATCAGGGAGCATTACAAGTAAACACTAACGGTGGCGGTATTTTGATTAATTCAGATAACTCAAACTTTGGCTTAGCTTTAAGGAATAGTTCGTCTTCTAATAAATTATGGGATATATCTTCTTTTAATAATGATTTAGTAATTAACGAAGGAGCGGTAGCAACTAGAATGTACTTTAAGGCTGGAGGCGGAATAGGTATCGGTAATACAACCCCAACGTTTGCTTTGGATGTAACAGGAACGGCTAGATTTACAGGAATACTAACTTTAGGTTCTACCTTAAGTAATGGAACTTACTTTTATACTTTACCAAGTGCAACGGGAACATTGGCTTTGACTAGCGATATACCTTCAATAAGTGCAACGGCTCCGCTTTATTATACTGCTGGGGTTTTATCAATTAGCCAAGCGACTACTTCTACAAACGGTTACTTATCAAGTACGGATTGGAATACATTTAATAATAAACAGGCTTCAGGTAACTATATTACTGCATTGACTGGCGAGGCTACGGCTTCGGGTCCAGGATCAGCAGCAGTTACTTTAACGAATAGTGCGGTTATTGGTAAGGTGCTTACAGGATTAACCATAACAGGCGGAACATTGGCTTCAACAGATTCTATTTTAACTGCATTTGGTAAAGTACAAAACCAAATAAACAGTTTAGTAGGTGGGGTTATTTATCAAGGTGCTTGGAACGCATCGACTAACACTCCGACTTTAACTTCGAGTGTTGGTACTAAGGGTTATTACTATGTAGTAAGTGTTGCGGGTAATACTAACCTAAACGGTATTAATGATTGGAAAATAGGCGATTGGGCGATATTCGACGGCTCAACGTGGCAAAAGGTAGATAATACCGATTCAATTACTTCTGTTGGAATTACAAGTACGGCTACTGCTTTAACAATATCTAATAGTCCTTTGACTTCTAGTGGCAGCATTGGAGTAAACTTTGCGGGTTCTTCTGCTCAATATGTAGCTGGAGACGGTTCTTTGATTACGTTTCCATCTTTATCGGGTTATGTGCCTTATACGGGTGCAACGGGTGCAGTTAACTTAGGTGCTTATGATTTAACGGTTCAAGGTTTAACAATAGGCAAAGGTGCAAGTTCTTTAGCTAATAATACGGCTTTAGGTTATGGTACTTTATTTCATATTACTACTGGGAATTATAATACTGCGGTGGGGTATGAATCTTTACACAATACTACAACAGGACAATACAATACTGCGTTAGGGCAATCTTCGTTATTTACAAATACAACAGGAAGCCAAAACACAGCTTTAGGTTTAAATGCTTTATTATATAACACAACGGGCGGAAGTAACGTAGTAGTCGGGGTTGATGCTTTTCAACATAACACAACGGGCAGTTCAAATACTGTTTTAGGTTATAATGCAGGTTCGCATATTACGGGCGGTTCTACACCAAATACAACTGCTTCAAATAGCGTTTTTATTGGTAGGGATTCAAAAGCAAAATTAGACGGCGGAATAAATGAAATAGTAATAGGATACAATGCAATAGGTAACGGTAGCAATACTGCAACTTTTGGTAATACTTCTACAACTGCTAACTACTTTACAGGTTCAATAAATGCGGGTTCATTTATAAAAAGTGGCGGAACTTCAAGTCAATACTTAATGGCTGACGGGTCTGTAACTACGGGTCCTGATTTAACGGGGTACGTTACTTTAGCAACTACGCAAACTATAACAGGTGCTAAAACGTTTACTGCAACAAGTACTAAGTTTTCTAAAATAAGAGTAGATAATAGTACAGATGCATCCCCTATTGCTTTTAAGCAATATGCTTCAGGTTCGATTGGAGAAAGTGGTAATACATCATTAAGCGCAATTGGGGCAAATCAATTTAATATAAATTGGGGAGGTACAAAAACTGCAATTTTTGATTCTACAAATATAGTTGGGGATAGAACTTACATTTTACCAAACGCAGATGGAACAATAGCTTTAACAAGTGATATTCCTTCTTTAACAGGATATGTTACGTTAGCAACTACCCAAACAATAACGGGTGCTAAAACGTTTAATAATAATCTTTATATAGATACTAATGCTTATTGGACTAAAATGAATCCAATAGCTGCCATTAGTGGAAAAATGAATTTATATGCTCCATTAGGTACAAGCAGTTCATTTGTTTTCTTAGATGGCGATAGTGCTAAGTCTGCAAGATTTGATTTTGACAATACTGCAAATAGAACGTACACATTTCCTTCGGCTTCAGGTACCTTAGCTTTAACAAGTCAACTAACAAGTGGAACGGTTACAAGCGTAGCTGCTTTAACATTAGGCACAACAGGAACGGATTTAAGTTCAACTGTTGCAAACGGAACTACAACACCAGTAATTACTTTAAACGTACCAACTGCAAGTGCAACAAATAGAGGTGCATTATCAAGTGCGGATTGGACAACATTCAATAGTAAAGCATCAACTGCTTCATTGGCGAATTATCTACCATTAGCAGGTGGAACTATGACAGGTGCTATTGTAGGCACTACTTCTACATTTACAAATGCAGGAAGTGGTATAGGGTTAGGTATTACAAATAGTAGCACAGGTGATGGTTTAAAAATTACTCATTCAGCAGGAAGGGCTTTAAACATAGCATCAAGTGGGTCAGGTTATGGCATTATAATAAGCAATGATATTGCTTCTACTTCAATACCTTTTACGATTCAAAAATCAGGTAGCAATGTTATTACAATGTCGGATACAGGAGCAGCTAACTTTACAGTGCAACTTACTATAGGCTCAACAATTACAAACGGAACAAACACAAATACACGTCCTTCATCTTCGGGTAATTTGGATTTAACAAGTGCATTAAGCGGTTACCTACCATTAGCGGGTGGAACTTTAACGGGTGCATTGATTGGGACAAGTGCTACATTTACAACTAATTTTAATGGCTCAACTTGGGTAAAAGTAAGTAATAGTGATACGGGCAGTGGCGCTGCTGCTGGTTTTTTAATGGCAAATCAAAATGGTGATTTAGGTGCAATAAGTTTAACAAGTACTGCAAATTCTCCATCAAATGCTTTATTCATTAGAACACTAAGTACTAATTCATTAGTGTTGGGTGCTAATGGTGGACAACATCTTACAATAGCCTCTACCGGTGCTGCTACATTTGATAATAATGTAAAAACAAGAACTTTATTTGGTTTTGCTGCATATACTACTGATACAGATGATTTTGGAATGTGGGCAACAAGTGGGGGTGGTACTACAATAGCAACTGCAGGAGCAACAAATATATTATTCCGTACTAATAACGCAGAAAGAATGCGTATTACAAGTGGGGGCAATTTAGGATTAGGTACTACAAGTGGAAGTGGTATATTATTTGTAAAACACTCAGGAACAGGTTTTGTAACAGGTATAAACTCATATTGTTCGGCAAATGATAGTTTTATATCAATGGCACATACAGGTAGTGTAGGCATTATATCTACTTCTTATAATTCAACAGGTAGTTATTTGCCATTAACATTTGCTACAAGCGATACCGAAAGAATGCGTATTACTTCAACAGGAAATGTAGGAATAGGAACTACAAGTCCTGCTTATAAATTAGATGTAAGTGGTGGAGATTTAAGAATTATCAATAACTCTTATCCAAGATTAGTAATAAATAATACGTCTGCAAGTGGTAAAAATTATAGTATATATTCAAATGATAATGGCAATTTAACAATTGGTCAAACGGGTGTTGCAGATTATATAAATGTCACATCGGGGGGTGTTATTACAATAGCAAATTTAGCAGGTACAGGAAGCAGAGCAGTATTAGCAGATGCAAATGGTTTATTGTCCGCACCTGTTTCAGATATATCAGTAAAGCAAAACATTACACCTATTGGATATGGTTTAAATGAAATTCTTAAAATGAACCCTGTTTGGTTTGATTATATAAATGAGTATAAAAATTATGGAGAAGGCAGACAAAACGGTAACATAGCACAAGACATAGAAAAAATAATTCCGGAAGCGGTTTTTGTTACTCCTACAAATGGTAAAATGGGTATTAACTACGACCAACTGCACGCAGTTTATATAAAGGCAATCCAAGAACTTAAAGCAGAAATAGAGGAACTTAAAAATAAATAATATGACAACTTATAATTGGGTAATTAACCAAATGGACACAAAACCAACTGAAGACGGACTAACAGATGTAGTGGTCGTAATACATTGGACTAGAACCGCACAAGACGGAGAAATTAACGTTTCAAATATCGGCACAATGGGATGCACTACTCCAAGTGAAACAGACTTTACGGCTTACCCTGATTTAACCTATGAGCAAGTTTGTTCTTGGTTAGACGCAGGATTAGATGTAGCGGCTATTGACTTAAACTTAGACGGGCAAATAGAAAATATTATTAAACCTCCGATTATAGTTTTGCCGCTCCCTTGGATTACACCTGCAAATTAAAGTTGGCAGTTATAGATTTTTAATTAATATATTTGTATAAAATAATAACTATGCAATTAAACGAAACACAATTAAAAGAATTAGAGGCTTATCTTTTAGAGTTGCCTGCTAAGTACGCAAACCCTATTTTCCAATTCTTAGGTAACATTGCAAAAGAGCAAGGAGTTCAAACAGAGGAGCCTAAAACTGAGGATTAATGGAAAGTGTTGCAATTTTCTTGGCGGGTCAGGCGTTAGCTATAATCATAGGGTTAATAAGCATTTATGTTAAAGTGTCTCTAAAACTAAAAGAATTAGAGGTGCGAGTTAATATGGTAGAAAAGCAAGACGACATAATCGCCAAGAAACTTGACAATATCCAAAACAGTTTGAATAAGTTATTTGTTAACTTAGAAAACAAGCAAGACAGAGACTAATGAAAGACGTCGTTATTACCATATTAGTAGCGATTCTAATTGTTTTTATAGCAAGGACTTCACGCTATCGTAAAGATGACCCAATAGTAGTTACTCAATACGATACGGTTTACCAGCAGAAAACTTTCACTAAATACACAAAAGGAGATTCAATACCTTTCTTAATCGTAGCGGTAGATACTACCATTATACACGATACAATCCAGATCATTAAGGATTACAATACTATAAAAGTCTATACAGACACATTTACGTTAGATTCCTCGCATTTTACCATAATAGACACTATTAGCCGCAACGCTATACAAGCAAGGCAATTTAAAGCCGATTTACACGAAAAGACGATATTTGTAACGAATAACATATACCATAAGCCTAAGAATGAGTTTTATTTAGGTGTTTTAGGCGATTTAAGACGCTTTGACAACAAATTAGGGTTAGGAGTAGGCTTGGGGTATAAAACGGCTAAAAGCGGCTTATTTTCGCTTTCAGCTTCGACAAATCAATTTTCTTTTGGGTACTATAAAAAACTGTTCTAATTATGGCTTTACCAATGACGTTTAAGGAGTTCGCTAAAAACCCTGTTGTCGCCACCCTATTTATAGTATTAGGCGGCATAGGTGCTTTGTACTTAGACGTTCGTTCTACGTTCCAAAATCAGGCTAAGGCACAGGATTTTAGGATTGAAAAGCTAGAACATAGAGTTGACGTAGTAGGCGACGCTTTAAGGAGGTCGGATTCTTTGAGTGCGGTTTCTACGACTAAGCTAACTACGTTAAGAGAATTGGGAGCAATAAAAGGGTTAAAATGAGATATCTAGTATTTATATTTTTATTAGGTTGCTCGGTTACGGCACAGGAACCAAGTAAAGATTTAAAGGACGATGCCGAGTTTGAACAGTTACTTAAGCAAGTTGAGGCTTCAGCTAAAGAAAGTGTATTAGCACAGACTAAAGCAGATGAGCAACAAAAGCAAATAGTAAAGCAAGTTGTTAAACAAATAGTTGAATTAAAAACGGAGTTGAATGA